GGGCCCGCCCATCCCTAATTTTTCGTTTTTTCGGGTTTGAACTGGGATTAAAAACGTAAACGCAGGTCATTGTGGCAGGGTTGGCGGACTTTGTCGGCAGGTGGTGGCAAAATGGCAGTGCGAAAGCGTGCCAATAAGGCAGAGTTGGCCCGGGTGCTGGGTGTCACTCCGCCGGTTCTGACAAAATATCAGCATATTCCGGACTTCCCCGCATTCGACCGCGAGGGGACTGCCGAAATCTACGCTGTCTGTGTTTGGCACTCGGAGGGCAAGAAGCCGCAACAGCAGCAGCCCAGCCCTGATGACGATCTCGCCGGCGACGTCTCCGAGGGACTTGAGCGCTACCGAATGGCGAAGGCCCAACAAGAAGAAATCAAACTGGCTGAAACGCGGGGGCAGATTGTTCGGCTGAATGAATTTGAGGAGGCGATGCAGCAGGCCCTGCAGCCATGGAGGCGAGTTGGTGAGGCAATCAAACGACTGGGGCACGGTGATATCTTCCAGATGATCGACGAGGCGAATCAGGAAGTTGCCGAGGCATTGGAGAGGCTGTATGGACATCCCGCAACCGCCGAATCTGCAGGAGTGGCGTGATTACGCACTGCACCCCGCTCGGGCACTGCGCGATATCTATCTGCGGACGGTCCCGGTTCGCCCGTACCGATCAATGCGGCAATTCGCCGAACAGGAGATCTTTCTCCCGGACGGCCCATATCAGGGGCAGCGATTTCGCTGCAGTCGCCAACCGGCCCATGGTCTATTCTTCGATGCTGTCGACAGTGGCCAGTGGTTCAGGTACGCCTGCACCGGCCCGCAGCAGTCGGGAAAAACGCTCGCATTCGTCGTGGTCCCGATTCTCTATCATCTCTTCGAGCGGAATCAGACGGTCCTCTTCGGCCTGCCCAGCATGGACATGGCGAACGACAAGTGGAAGTTGGACATCAAGCCAGCAATCGAGGCCAGCCAGTACGCTCGATACCTGCCGCGCAAGGGCGCCGGAAGCCACGGTGGAACTCCGGAGTTGATTCAACTCAGCAACGGCAGCAATCTCAAGTTCATCACGGGCGGCGGGGGCGATGAAAAGCGAGCCGGCATCACAGGCCCGGTTCTGGTGGTGACCGAAGTTTCGCATCTTGATGAGACTGGCGTCAACTCCGACGAAGCCACCAAACTGAAGCAGATGGAAGGCCGCGTCCGGGCATTCAGGGCGAGCGGGCAAGCCCGCATTTATCTGGAATCGACTGTCACAACCGAACACGGCAGAATGTGGCAGGAATGGCAACAGGGCACAGCCGGGGAAGTCGTCTTCCCCTGTCATTCGTGCGGTGACTACATCGCCCCGGGCAGAGACTCACTGATCGGTTGGCAGGACGCAACCACAGAGGCTGAAGCGGAAGAAAAGACCCGGTGGGCATGTCCGTCGTGCGGGATCTTGTTCGGCGATTCAACCCGCCTGCAGCAGCTCCAGTCAGCTCGCCTCCGGCATCGTGGGCAAATCATCCTGCCTGACGGCACCGTCACAGGGGAAATGCCACAAACGAAAACCATGGGATTCCGCTACAGTGCCCCCACAAACACCTTCATGACCGCAGGCATCGTCGGGGCGGATGAATGGCGTGGCGCTCGAGAAGTCGACCCAGACAACGCCGAAAAGGAACTGCTGCAATGGACCTGGGCACTTCCAGCACAGCCAAAGCAGAAGGACGTGGAGCCACTCGACTACAAGGCCGTGATGCGACGCCAAAGCCAGTACCGCCGCGGACTGATTCCATCCGGATGCACACGGATCTCCGCAGGCGTGGACTGCCGCTCTCAGCAACTCGATTGGTTCGTTGTGGCTCAGCACGAATCTGGCCAACCATACTGCATCGACTATGGTTACGAAACAGTGCAGCGCGAAATGACAGACCTGCCGGCCGCACTCCGCCAGGCAATCCGAGAACTGCAGACAAAATTCGACACCGGCTGGGAATGCGAAAATGGCGGGCAAAAAAGCGTGGATATCGTCCTGATCGACGCCGGCTGGGAGACTGATTCCGTGCGCGAAGCAGCTCATCCGCACCAATTGTGGAACACGGCGAAGGGATTCGGTTACAAACAACACAGCGGCGCTGTTTATCACGCTCCCAAAGACCGATCAAAGTACACACTGGCAATCGGTGAGGGCTGGCATGACGTGGCATTCACCACAGGCATGGGTTACCGTAGGGAATATCAGAACAACGCCGATCACTGGAAGCGGCGAGTCCATCAGGCTCTCAGTTGTCCGGCAGATTCCCGGGCTGCTCTTCTGTTGCCATTCACAGAAAAGACTGACGGCCGGGCTGAAGTGGCAAAGCAGCTTACAGCCGAACGCGAACAGGTGGTTTTCGAGGTTGGTAAAGGCCGTGTACAAAAATGGGTACAGACCTTCTCCCGAAACCACCTTCTTGACGCTGCATATCTGGCGTTTGTTGGGCTTTCTGTGCTACAATTCGACGCCGAAAAGGACCGTAAAAAACAGCAACAAACGGCGGCAAATGGCGTGATTTCCGGCAAAAAAGCCCCGAAATTCGTGAGGGATCTGAGATGAAGCCACTGCAATCGCCGAACTACACACAGCGACGATCTTACACCCCATGCCACGCAGCCCCTGGCGGTGGATTGTGCCCGCAGTGTGGGCAATTCGCCACGTCCTACAACTCGCAGCCGATCGGCGACATGCAGAAGCAATACCGACGCTGTCAGTGCGGCAACCGATTCACGACAGTCGTTCGGAGGCAGTCATAATGCCGCTTCTGCCGGGTTCGTCACAACGAGTGATCCAAGAAAACATCCGCCGACTGATCGCCGAAGGCTACACCCCACAGCAGGCGGCAGCGATTGCCTACGCAGAGGCCCGAAAGCGTAAGTGATAATCCTTTAGCAGCATGTAGTGGACGGATCGCCACGGAGCCGCAATGCTGCTCTCATGGCAAGATCCGCATCCGAACGACTGGCGTTATACGAAGACCTTCGCGACCGCGTAGAAGGTGCGCTGCTGGCCGGTTCGCCGGTCATTTCGTACACCGTCGATGGGCAGATGGTGCAACGGGAAGCCACGAGCACTTGGCTCGCCGAACTGGATGCGCGCATCGCCGACCTTCGCAAACAGGCAAGCGGCGGCATTCATTCCGCTCGCAATCTGGTGAGGTTCCAGCGATGAGCGGAAAACCAGACTACGCGGCGCAAGTCCGCGAGGCAGCGAAACCAACTCGCATTGACAGGGCGCTCCTGCAGATCGCTCCCGCGTGGGCAATGGGGCGAATCAAAGCCCGTGTCGACGGTCAGTTGCGTCTGATGATGGCAAACCGCGCAGCGGAGAATTTCGCAGCCTACGAAGCCGCAGACAACGACAGGCTCCGCGGCGAAAAATGGATTGCATCGAAGCTCACGCAGAATGACGCGATCGGCACCGAACTCGAAACAATGATCGATCGGGCGGTTGACCTGTACCGCAACGACGTTTTCGCCGCGTCCGCTGTGAATGGCCGCGTGGATAACGTAATCGGTCAAGGCATTCGCCCACAGGCCCGCGTGCAATCAATGCGGGGCGTGGTGACACAGACGCAAGCCGAGAGATTCAACGCGCAGGTTGAACTCCTTTGGCACCGCTGGGCAATCGCAGAGGGATTCTACGCGAAACAACGACTACTGGAACGATGCAACGGCATTTACGGTGAATCGTGGCTCTACATGGGCAACGACGATAACCCCGAAAAGCCGGTGACTCTGTCTGTGCAGGTGATCCATCCGCAGCGAATCCCAGTCTATTCATGGCTGCAGCAGGGCAAGCCGGAAAGACGTCTGGGTCTCCGCATCGACAGCCGCGGAAACGCTGTGGCGGCATTCGTGCGCCGAAGTCTGCCGAACGATAGTTACGCAGCCGATCAGATGGAGGATGAGGTTCCGTTCACTGATCTCCTGCAGTGCTTCGAGGAAATCAGTCCGGGGCAGTTGCGCGGCGTCCCGTGGATGGCTCCGGCGATGGGCAAACTCAAAGACCTTAAAGACTTCGTTCATGCTCACTTGGTCGCCGAACAGGTGGCAGCATGTTATGGGGCATTCGTCACGGGTGTAACAGATCCGACGATGCTTGCAGAGTCCGGCCGCACGCGATCGAATCTTGAAGATCTCAGCCCGGGAACGATTCAATACCTCGGCGACGGCGAGGGTGTTTCATTCAGCGATCCAGCGAGGCCCGGCACGACTCTCGGACCATACGTTGAATGGGCATTGCACGGCGTGGCCGCTTCGCTTCGCTATCCATACGAACTCCTCGCAAAGCAATTCACCAACAATTTCAGCGGAGGCCGGCTGGCACTGATCGACGGCCGCATCACCTTCAAATGCTGGCAGCACGTCCTGATTGACAGAGTACTGCGCAAACTGTGGGCGAGGTTCGTGGATCAGTGCGTGTTCCAAGGTGCTTTACCGATCGACGTTGTCCGCTACGAAGAAAACCGCGCCCATTTCCTGAATCATCAATGGATTCCGCCGGGCTGGCCGTGGGTGGACCCGGACAAAGAGGTTAAGGCCGACGTGGCAGCCATTGAAGCCGGCTTGACTACACAGACGGAAAGCCTCGCATCCCGCGGCCGCGACTTCGACGAAACACTTCAGCAGATCGAGCGAGAGTTGTGCGCAAAGGCAGACATGGAAAGCCGCGTGGCAGCCTATCGTGCATCTCTCGATCTGGACGGAGTCGATGAAACGCCAGATGACACCGAAGGTGATTCACCCGACGCACCCGACGACGGCATGAGCGAGCACGGCGACAGCGGCACATTCGCAATCCCGAAGAAATATGCCGGCATTGACTTTACCCCGCCCGCAGGCGTGCGAGCGGAGGCCCGACAGGGGCTGGAGTGGCGACGCGAGTACAAGCGCGGTGGTACTGCTGTCGGGATCGCACGGGCAAGGGATCTGGCAAACGGCAAACAAGTCAGCCCGTCAACGATCAACCGCATGGTGCGTTTTTTCGCCCGCCATGAAGTCGACAAACAGGGCGAGGGGTTCAGCCCCGGTGAGCCGGGCTATCCGTCAAATGGACGTATTGCCTGGGCACTCTGGGGCGGCGATCCCGGCAAAGCATGGGCGGGCAAAGTGCAACGACAGATGCAATCGAGGGATAAAGCCAATGCCGGCAATTAAGACCGCTCCCGATAAATCCATGTTCCGCACCGACGCAAGCCGGCAGGCTCCCGCACGTGTTGATCGCGAGGGAGGAGTAATCTACGGCGCCGCCATGATGCAGACCGGAGACCTGAATTCCGGTGACGTGCGACCGTTCACAGCAGACGCAGAGACACTGCAGCAGGTCGCAGCCTTGGGCAACGCAGCCCGCAATGGCATTAAAGCCCGATTCACCCATCCGAACATGAGCAACGACGGCATGGGATCCTATCTCGGCCGTTGGACCAACTTCCGCATCGACGGCGACACCGTCAGAGCGGATCTGCACATTGCAGACGCAGCATATACCAGCCCGCAGGGCGACCTTGGTAATTACGTGATGGACCTCGCCGAACAGGACCCCGAAGCCTTCGGGATCTCGATGGCAACGCAACTGGATCAGCAGAATTACGCTGAATTCGAGGCGACCTACAACCGCGAATCGGACCGCGAAAAACGGAAGGCTATGCGGTGGCCGATGCGATTCACGGCGATGAAAGCCGGGGACGTGGTGGACAGTCCGGCAGCCACTCGCACAGGTCTTTTTTCGCTCACCGAATCCGACCCCCGAAACCTTCCCGCGCAGGCTACAGCCTTGCTCGACACGTACTTTTCCGACGCGCCTGCTGAAGCGGTTCGGGCGCGAATCAATGGATTTCTTGACCGCTACTTTTCATCACGAGGTGATGACATGCCAGAGCCGACCCCGGCCGAAGTTGTGACCACGGAAACGCCGGCCGCTCCGGCAGCCCCTGCTGCGGATCTGTCCGCAGTTGACTTTGCGCCCGCAGTGGAAACTGCAACAGCCGATCTTGCAGCTGCAGAGCGTCAGCGATGCCTGCAGATTCAAGCTCTCTGTAATCTCGCAGGCGTGCCGGACAAGTTCGGCGTGTTCGTCAACGGCAATTTCACCGTCGAAGGCACGCAAGCCGCTCTGCGTGATCTGTCCGCACAGAGGGGCAGCATCGTACAGCCGGCAGCAGAACCGCAGCCCGATCCCAACGCGAAATACAAGGCGGAATTTGCCGCCCATCGCAGCAGTATCACCGTGACCGAAGAGCAGTGGATTCGGTCGCGCCGAATTGATGATGGTCTTGACCCACTGCAGAAGTGATTCAGTTTCTCACCCCCTCAAGGAGTCAATACAGTGGCCGCAGTTTCTGCAAATCAAATCACCCTGATGCAGTTCGCCGGAAACCTGATCCGGAGCAAAGCATCGAATGTTAATCTCTACGCCGGCACGCTGGCGTTCTTCGACGCTTCGACTGGGTTCGTTGTGGCTGATGACAACGGCGGCGCCAACGTATTCGCCGGTGTTGTCTATCAGCAGTGCGACAACTCCGCAGGCTCAGCGGGTGACAAAGAGGTTGAGCTGTACACCGAAGGCGTGTTTCGTCTGACTGGTTCGTCCTTCACCCAGGCCAACAATGGCGATCTGATGTACGCCGTGGACAACTACACGATCCAGGCGAGCAGCAGCTCCGCATCTGCTGTTGGTCGTGCCGTGAACTTCGTTTCCGCCACTCAACTCGACGTGAAGATCAGCGTCTGAGAATTCTTACACTCCGTCTGAAAGGACCGTGAACAATGGCTCTCGACATCGCATCAGCGCAGATCAAACTGCGTGACCTCACTGCAAAGTTCGACAATCGGCTGACCAGTGCCACGCCGTTCTACCCATCCGTCTGCTACGACGCTTCCAGCGTTCGCAGCGGCGAAAAATACGGATGGATCGGCAACATGCCGGGCATGCGGGAATGGCTCGGGGAACGCCAGTTCTCTGAACTCCGCTCCGCGAATTTCGTGATCGAAAACAAGCACTGGGAATCCAGTCTGTCCATCAAAAAGACAGACCTTGCAGACGACAACCTTGGGCAGTATGGCCCGGTGCTCGAACAGATGGGCATTGAAGCCGCGCATCACCCCGATGAGTTGTTTTTCGACGTTCTCGAAGATGGCGCATCAACGGCCTGTTTCGACGGTCAGTTTTTCTACGACACTGACCATGTCTGGGGCAGCTCCGGCAGCCAGTCGAACGACATCACCAGCACTGTGGTCAGCACGTCCGCCCCGACCGTGGCCGAAATCAAGACCGCAATTCGTGCCATGGTGAAGCAGCTGCTCGGACTGAAGAATGATCAAGGCAAGTTGTATCATCGCCCGACCGTCGGCCGAATGAATGACCTGCTCCTGCTGGTTCCGCTCGCCCTCCGCGATCTTGTTTTCGACGCAATCGAAAGCCAGCTGCTCAGCAACAGCAGCAACGTGGTGGTGGACCGTCCGCAGATCGTGGCCAGTCCATACCTGACCAGCGACGTGAAACTGTACTTGTTCAAAACCGGTGAACCGGTGAAGCCGTTCGTGTTCCAGCGTCGTGAGCCGCTCAGCCGCATGATGAAGGGGCTGGACGATCTGGAGACGAAGGATGTTAAGTTCATGACGGAGGCCCGCTACAACGTGGGTTATTTCGCATGGTGGACAAGTGTTCTTTGCACTTTGACCACGTGATGACACTTAAGCAACAGCCGGCAGGACGCTGTCAGCTGGCTGCGCATAGTCCGCCACTATGCGCAGCATCTTTTAGGCGGAGGAGATAAAAAATGAAGACGTTGAATGTGGCACTCGGAAGCACGGCGCAAGGCCGCGACAAAACCGACAATCGCAGGCACTACCGCACCCGCCTTTCATCGGGCAAGGTGCTGCAGGTTCGCGAGGGCGAGCCGATGACGATTCAGGTGAACGACGTGGACGCCAGCACAATTCAGAGCCTCGGGAGTCGCGGGTTTCTTGAAGTCACAGAGACTGACGACAAGAAGCCCGCAACACAGCCGCAGGCAGCAGGCGCACGCCGATGAGTCTCCGTGAACAGATGACAATCGACGCCTGCGCAATCCTCAACACCGAGGAGTTGGGCGAACGCGCCATCTGGACTCGCACGGGCTCGACAGTGGGCATCCCGCGGACAGTTCGACTGATCGAACAACCCGACAGGCAGACAGTCCGCAGGGCACACATCTGGACGCCAATTGCGACAACAGCAGTTTCAGTTGGTGACCTGTTTTCCGTGAAGCGTGGGCAGGTCACAACCGTCTGGCGCGTGATGTATACAGACCCGGCGGAGACGGCAATTCAGCGAAGTTATTGCCACCTGCAATTATCCGAATTTGTTACACTCAGGCGGCGCAAATGGGTGCAGACGCAAAGCGGGGCGCGCAGGCCAACCCCGCCAGTCGAAGAGGCAAACGTCAGATGCAAGTGGTTTCAGTCGTCTGCGGAAATCGAAACAACATCAGACAACGCACGTCGGCGGATGGCTGGTGAGTTTTATTTGATGCTACAGGAGATTCCGCAGAACCTCGCAACCATGGATACCATCGTGCGGGACACCGGCGAAGCCTATCGGATCGAACGACTCGAACAGGACATGAGCCGCGTGGATCTGCCCTATCTGATTCTCAGGAGATCGGACTCTTGAAATGGCATTCGTCCGGGTTCGCAAGATCGACAGATCCTTTAAGTTGCTCAACGATCTGGACCGCAAGGCAGCTGAGGCGCTGTTAGACGCAGCACAGAAACTCAAGGCAATCTCAAAGCAAAAAGTCAGTAAGAAATACGTGCGGAAGAAGCGAAGCCGCAAGGCTCGCAAAGGAGACGTGACAACCGATGTCGAGGCGACGTAAGCGCAAACCGAAACCGCTCTTTGTGCGACTGCAAAAATCAGTCGGCAGGGCGGTGCGCAATGTGTCGAGACGTCGCAAGCGGCTAGTGAAGCGGGCGTCAAGAGCCGTCAGCCGCAGTGCCCGCCAGACAGAGGCGAAAGTCGCCCGGGCAATCCGCCGAACGGCAAAGGGCACACTGAAGACCGCAAAGCGAACAGCACGACAGGCAAAGCGCACAACAAAGACGCTTGTGAGGCAGAGCGGGCGAGTCACACGCAGGGGAATCAAGGCGGGGCGGAGGAACGCGAAGTGGGCGGTGCGTCGTTTGCGAGTCAATTCACGCAAGGCCCCACGAGTAATCCGGAAGAAGCTCAAGACGCTGCAGCGAGCCTATAAGAAGCGGCAGCAGGCTCGACAGATCGCCCGCACGCGAATGCGGATTATGGAGGATGTTCAGTTCGAGTCGATCCGCGGCGCACAGGCTACGCAGTCCGGCACTGACACCGGCGGCAGCCGACCTGGTGAACCGCCAAAAATGCGGACAGGCAAAGGCCGCTCCAGCATCATGGCGGAACTGCGTCGCAAGGGCAAGTACAAACTGGAAAGCCGGGTCTTCGTCGATAAGAAGATCGCCCCATATATGGCTCTGTGGGAGTTCAGGCCGGACAAGAAGCAACGGCCATTTCTCAAGCCGTCAGTGCAGGAGAATTTGGAGTTGCTCGGGCGTATTATCGGCCAGAGGCTGCAGGAGTTGGCAACCGCGTCACCGAAGCGAAAGGCTAAGGTGAACTGATGGCACTCACGGGCA